GTCGTGCCAGCCGCCTAGTTTTTCTGCCCAGTGGTTCATGGCGTTGACAATGCCTGCGTCATTCCCGTCTGGAAGTATTTGGCCCGTTTTCCACATATTGAGGAATCTCGACCCGTAGTTGCCTTGCATGGTGGCAAAGATGCGTTGCACCCAGTTATCGGGTAATCGTTTGGACGGGTTCGATTGTTGTGGTGTCATTGGTTAGTCTCCGTTCATCACCAAAGATGGCCCGAGCCGCCGCAAGATTGCGCTCTGGGAAAGCGTTTGCAGTTTTCTGGGGGGTAGATACCCAACTGGCGTTAAAACCCTGCCAGCCCCTGGTTACGCATTCCTGAATGGCGCGATTGAGTGGCCATCCTGCTTTCCTGGCCTCGCGTTCTATGCCGTTCAGACTGGTTTGCGTAATGGGTGCTTTTTTTGCCTTGCGAAGTGTCACAAAGTCATCCCAAATTTGCGGGTCAACGTCTAAAGGACATTGGACAGCGGTACGCTGTCTTTTCTTTGGTTCTTGGTTATTGGTTAATGGTTCATGGTTTATGGTTTGCAAAGGGGTAGCACTGCCACCCTTATGCCACCGCATTGCCGCCCCACGCTTTGCTGAGTCTTGCAGTTCGTGATACTTGGCAATTTCCTGGTCGGCTCTGCTGTTGCGAAACAGATCGCCCTCGGGTTCAAACATATCTCGAAGGACTGTTTCAACTGTGACCGGATCGAGTCGTATGCGTCTTGCAATCTTGTCTACGTCCTTCAGGGCAATGGGTTGCTCTGTGTCGTAGTACCAGTCAAGCAAACGCCGGTATGCTAGGTCTTCGAGGTTGCTGAGATGGGCTGTCGCCGCTCGGTAGTCCCCGATATGAAATTGGAAATAGTGCATCGTGTCCTTTCGTTTTGTGGTTAAGGGGCAGAAGTATGATAGCGCAAAGTTCTACGAAATGGGGGAATCTATTACAACTCGGCACTCGCCGCCTTTTTTTGGCTCTCTGCGAACAATGAGTAAGCGATCGACCTGCCCGTCATCCTCGAACACGCCAGCCTGGGTAAGTGCGTCAAGCAAAGGCTTGGCGATGTTGTCTATGTCTCGAACTCGTTTGTCTGGGGCGTGTAAAAAAACGACCAGATTGATCCTGGCATCCCCAAGTCCAGGATGTTCTGAGAGGATAAAAGCCGACTCGACTGCGACTTTGAAATCCTTCGCTCGCTTAGTAAGAAAGCGTTGCGAACCACGAAATCCCCAGTAGGTGTTGACGCTGGGCGGGAAGGGTAGCGTTAAATTTAGCACTTGTCATACTCCGGTGGAATGTGTTTATAATACTTCACCACAATCAATGTGGCCATTACGAAAGGGTGTAATCATGACGAGATTTGGTAGAGCGTACGACGATTGGCTGGAGGCTCCGTATCAGGAGCAGGCCGACAAAGATGCGGCAATCGACGAGATTGCAAGCGAACTGATGCAGGACGAGTACAACCCACAGGACGTCGATGTGTTCCTGGCGGCGATTGACGATGCTTGTCTGTATTCCATCCGAGAAAAACTAAAAACGATTTTGTCTGAGGGACAAGGTTACTTGGCTCTGGGCGAAGCGATTTGGGATGCTGTGCACGACCATGAGTTGCGTGCGGCTAACGCCTTGGCGGCAGAGCGTTACAACGCTGGCCTGCGCGGCGACCAGCCGTCGATGAGGGCTTTAGAGTCTGCAAAGGATGAGCGTAAAAAAGCAATTCAAGACTCTGCAAAAACGGAAGGGGCGCAAGATGGCGAGACAAATTAAGGGCTGGAGGTGGTTCACCTCATCGCTGTCTGTGGGCGTGGTGCAGGTTGAGGATGAATACGACGGCCTGCTGTATTACATCGGCCCGTCAAATGCTAACGATGAAGTCAAAGACGTGGAATGGATCGCGTCGTGGGGCGCAAAGTTTCCAAAGGCGGCTGGCGATATTCTTTTTGGAGTCGAAAAATCATGAGTAACGAAATCGAAAAACTGCAAAACATGCTGGCAATCATGATTCATATAGCGGACGCGATGGTCGCCGTGTGTGAGCATGAAGGTATGGAGGTCGACGAAATGTCTCTCGTCCTGGCGCACCAGGAAACGGGCGAACAAAAAGAGGTCGTAACCTCGCCTCGCAAAGTTATTGCCTGGGTCAAAGCCGAACTCGGAATGGGTGCTGGCAAGATCGAAATTACGTCGAGCGAGGTGGAATGATGGAACAGCCATTCATTCATGTAGAGCAGGGCACACCGGAATGGAAAGCGGCTCGTATGGGCCATGTGACTGCCAGCGGCATCGCTAACGTGATGGCAAAAGGCAAGGACAAATCCGAGGCTGTGACTCGTTACAAATACAAGGTCCAGATAGTGGCCGAGCGTATGACTGGCGTGGCGGCTGAGTCGTATGCGAGTGCGGCTATGGAATGGGGCGTCGAGCAAGAGCAGTATGCGGTAATTGCGTACGAGGCTGTGCTCGCTACTTTGGTGGACAAGACTGGGTTCTGGCTACACCCGGAAATTAAATGGCTAGGCGTGTCACCTGACCGTTTGGTCGACACCGATGGGCTGGTCGAGGTGAAGTGTCCGAACACGACTACGCACCTGGGGTATTTGTTCGAAAACCGAATCCCGCCTGAGTATTACAAACAAATTCAATGTCAACTGTGGGTGACAGGTCGTCAGTGGTGCGACTTCGTTTCCTACGATCCCCGACTGCCCAAGCGTAATCAGTTGCTGATTGTGAGGACAGGCCGTGATGAAAAACTCATTGCGGAAATGCGTACTGAGGTCGAAAAATTCCTGGCCGAAGTCGAATCGTTAATCATCAAGTTGGAGTCGTAATCATGGAAGAAAACCCGATAACTGAAAGCATTAAGCATTTGCAACATTGTGGCTGGACAAAGGACGAGGCAAAAAATTTGCTCAAGGCTTTGTACAGCGATGATGCCGAGCAACTTTGGGAGTTCGCTCCAGAGTGGATCGAAATGGTCGGTGAAGCAAAAATGAAAATTGCAATGTATGAGGTCGTTGCAAAAGGGCTGGCGAATGTAACCAAGCGCGATGGCGAATGGTTCTATGCGCTGTCAGAAACTGGTGTCGAAGTTGGTAAGCAATTAGAGGAAGGGCAAGAAAATGGCGGTCAATAAATTTATCGGTATCGGAAACCTGGGGCGCGACGTAGAGTTGCGGTTCATGCCTGACGGCAAGGCTGTGGCGAATTTCAGCATTGCCATTTCCGAAAAATACAAAGACAAATCGACGGGTGAGCAAAAAGAGGTGACCGAGTGGGTCAACGTGGCTTTGTTTGGGCGGCTGGCTGAGATCGCTGGCGAGTACCTGGGCAAAGGCTCAAAGGTCTATATTGAAGGCAAACTCAAAACGGAAAAATACACGAAGGACGGCATCGATCGGTATTCGACCAAAATCATTGGCGAAAAAATGGACATGCTGACCTCAAAAGGGGAAAGCAAGCCGAGCCGTGCGGAGGGCGCACAAGCCGCGCAGGAAAAGGCCAAGGCAAATCCGGAAGGGTTTGACGATATGGACGACGACATTCCGTTCTAAGGGGCTGATATGGCACACATCGTTGGATTGTTCTGCGTAGGGGCGTGGCTGACTCACATATTCACCTGTTTCGCCACTGCCGCCTGGGGTTTCCTGCTGGCTGGGGCGGTGTTTTTCCCGATAGGAATTCTGCACGGGTTTTACCTGTGGTTCACCTAGAATGACGGGATTGCAGTAGCCATGCAAATTCGCCCTGGGTTCGCGCCTGGGGCTTTTTTTTGCCTGCGTATTGACCCGTCAGTCATAAATAGTTGCAAAAATTTGCGAAATAGTTTGTAACAAACCGAAATCCGTGGTGTAATACTTCTATGGCGATGTTGCCATATTTGAGAAAACGGAGCAATCATGAAAAAGCAATCAAACATTCTGGGCCTGTTCGTGGTGGTGTCTGAGGCAGACGACGCTACTGTGTATCAGGTGATGGAAAAACACGAGTACGCACCTGTGTATCTGTTGGCGTACAAGACGCCGATCGGTATGGTGTCTGGGGGCTGGATCGACCTTTGCTACATGAAACCCGCTACGCCTGCCCAGATTCAGGCCGCTGGCTATTGATTAACCCCGGGGGCTTCGGCCCCTGCTTTTAACGGAGTAAACATGAAAAAAATCCTCACCTCGCTGGCAATGTTCCTGGTCACTGGTTTGCTGGGCGTGTTTTTTGCGTTCATGCTGTTGGAGTGGGCGGCTGGCTGTGGCGAAACGTATGTGGACTCAAAAGGGGTCCGTCATGCAAATGAATGTATTTTTTTGAGCAAGTAAACGAAACGAAAGGAAACGAAAAAATGGCACACGAACTTACGATCCGCGAAGATGGTTTCACCGAAATGGCGTTTGTCGGCAAGACGCCCTGGCATGGCCTGGGACAAGAATTAACGCAGGGCGCGACGATTGAGGAATGGCGCAAGGCCGCTGGCATGGACTGGTCGATCGAGTCCAGTCCTGCTCGGTTTACGTCCTGCCAGGGTAACGATCAATTTTTTCCTGGTCAAAATGTTCTGCACCGCAGTGACAATGGCCTGCCGCTGTCGATTGTGTCGAATAGGTATAAACCCGTACAGCCCCGCGAAGTGCTGGATTTTTTCAAGGATTTGGTGGAGGAAGCAGGTTTCAAGTTGCACACGGCTGGTACGCTGTTTGGCGGCAAGCGGCTGTGGGCACTGGCTGAGACTGGTCGATTCGGTGAAATCACGGCAGGCGACGGTGTGGGTGGTTTCCTGCTGTTGTCTACGTCTGCCGATAGGACGCTGGCTACGACGGCTCGGTTCACGACTGTGCGGGTGGTTTGTAACAATACTTTAAGCATGGCGACCAAGGACAGTACGAATTGCGTGTCGTTTACCCATGCGCGGGTGTTCGATCACGACCTGATGAAAGCAAAACTCGGCAAGGCTGTGGCCTCGTTCGATGGATTCATGCTGATGGCTAAACACCTGCAAAAGCAACGGATCGCTGAAAGTGCGGCAAAGGACTTTGTGCGTCAAATTGTGCTGACTGCCGATCAACTAAACGACGACTACAACTATGAGAAAAACCGCCCGTTTGCCAAAATCATGGACTTATTCCGTGGCGAGGCAAAAGGGGCTGACA